ATTATCAAAAACAAAGTCTTCTACTAAACAAGTCATAGTCTCTAAATTACCAGAGTATTTAAAGAAACCGTTTTCTGAAAACCAATACGCAGCACCATCTACTTCTACTGCAGCGTTCTGACCTATCAATCCACAGTTTGTACCTACTTGTGCAAAACCAAATGTAAAAGGTGGACCAATAAAACGCATTGTAAATAATGATGTGTCTGTCCAAACATAAATTGCATCTCTACCTCTAACAGCTCCTATAATTCTAGATCCATCTGCAAGTCTTTGTGTACCAGCTGTATTGGTTGCTGTGGGCGTGTATGAATTAATATTTTCTTGATCAGAAAATCTAATAAACATATCGTCTTGTGTTGATGGATCACCGATCGTTGTTTCTGTTCCATAAAATACTAAGTGTCTATCCGGTGTAGATACTAACATGTCACGTGACGCTGTTGGTGCTCCAGATATAATTGTTGCTCTTGTTGCTGTAGCATTTGATAAATTTGAGTCCCATTCAAAAACTTGTGCATTATGTATAAGTGCAATAATTTTATCTCCAAAATTATCAACAGACCACATACCTGGATCAATTACTAAGTCTCCAGATGCTGCTTCTCCCCACGCTACAAAGTCTGAAGTATTTGTAATTGTTGCACCGTTAGAGTGTGATGCGGCTGTTGTGCCTCTCGTTCCTCGCGTCACGCCTGTTAACGTGTTTGTAGATATACCTGTGTAAGAAATATCTTCTGTCCCTATTCTAATAAAATTTGTACCTGTTGACGGAAAGTTAACAACGCTTGTTAAAACTATAGTTGTTGTGGAAGCATCTATTCCACCATTTAAAGTTGTCGTTAAGGGATTAGCTGCTTCACCTCCCCAAGATCCAAGTCCATAACCAAATCCAGGTAATTGCTCTGCGGGTCCTACTGGATAATAAATTTGAACTCTAATACCTCCAGATGTTGTAGCGCCAGCTCCAGATTCATTTGAAGGCATTGTGATAGTTATAGTTGTATTGGTTGGCGTTGAAGTCACCATAAATTTTTTATCATCAAAGTCCGATGCAGAATAATTAGATCCAGTTATTGCTGTAAAATTATCTAATAAAATTATATCTCCAGGCGCAAGACCATGACCAGTAGCAAAAGTTATAGTTACTGTAGCTGAACCATTTGTTGTACTAAACGCATTTGTAAGTGTTGTTGTAGATTTAATAGGATGTATGTCGTAAAATACACCACCTGAGTAAGCGTACAATATTCTATTAGTTCCAATAATTGAAAATTTAATTCCTGACCTATTAACAATATGATGCATAGCTCTTGCAGAACCTGTTAATTTACCAGGTCCAAGTTGTTGCCATCCACCTATTTTTTCAGGTGTGTTATATCTAAATCTAACATTATCACCATCAACCCATTGGCCTTCAGCTTGTGTGGGTGTTAGTTGTTTATTGAATCCAGGTAAAAAGTTTAGTTTTTGTAACATTATACTACTATACTAGTTTTTAGGCAGAAATATAGTCCATTCTAGCTCTTGAATCAAATCATTTACATAGACTTTTTTCAACTATTTTCACAATGATTTAAAATTAGCCGCTATAGAAACTCTTGTTACATCAGATTTAAAAGGATTTACCATATGTTTTAATATTTTTGGAAAAATAAAAAAATCTCCCTCTTCAGGAAAATGAGAAAAGTAAGATACTACATTTTCATTTTCTTCTCCATAAAAAAATTCTATAGCACCAGGGCCTGCTCCTTTTCCTATAAATTTTTTATTTTCTTCTTTAATTTTTTTTGGAATTTTTAAATATAAAACACTTGAGAAATTGCAATTACCGTGAATATGGAGAGGATTAAATTCTCCTTTTTTCATAAAATTAACCCAAACCGTTGTTGCATTTAACCTATTAATTTTTTTTAAATAATACTGATGGTATGTTTCATTAAAAGCAAGTAATTGAGGTTTTAATATTTCTTGAAATTTAATGTTATTAATTTGGTATTGTTCTTCGATGTGAGCAACTGTGGCTTTATTATTTTTTACCTTATTTTTAAGGCATAAATTATTTAGCTGATTTATTTGTACCTTATTAATAGAGGTTTTAAATAGAAGAGGGCCCCAATAGGGAAAATTAACTTTTATCATATTGATTTCTAGCTACATTTATTATATATATTTTTGTAAAAAAGCAATACTTAAAAATGAAAATACAGAAATATAACTTATTTGGGTTTCCGATTGTTCACTCTAATATTAAACCATCTTTGTTTGATAAAAAAGAGATTCTAAAAGATATAGAAGATAACTATAGACTTTCAAATGAAAGAAACAATCACACCATCCATGGTAATTTACATCACAGCATTATGGATGAAGATAACTTTAATTTTAAAAAAATAAATTATGAAACAATAATTCCTGTATATGCAAAACTAATAACAAAAATACTTAAAACTTTTGAATTTAAAAGAAATATTAAATTTAATTTTAATGTAGTAAATTATACTTGTTTAAGTAATTCACAATATTTAGGAAGTCATAACCATAATGAAAGTGATTTTACTGCAGTTCATTATATTCAGTTTGATGAGAAGAATCATACTTCAACAAGACTTATAAATCCTAATCCTAATGCAAACCACACTAAAATATTATGTCCTCGTTTATATAATTTGTTATCCAATACCGATGTTGAAAACGCTTGGATATATAAAAACTGGACTTTAAATGTTAAAGAAAATGATTTTGTTTTTATGCCTGGACTTTTAGAACACGAAATTTTACCTCAAAAATCTATTAAAAAAAATAGAATAACAATTGTTTTAAATATAAATATAAAATGATATTAGATAATTATTACTGGTATTTTAAAGATGCATTGTCACATAAATTTTGTGATGAGGTTATTAATTATGCTAAAACATTTTATGAACCTAAAATCGCTGTTACCGGAGGAATGAAAGATACAAATCTCGATAATAAAAAATTAAGAAAATTAAAAAAAGTTAGAGATGCTACTGTAATATGGTTAGATTCAAATTGGATATACAACATGATTGTTCCTTTTATATTAAAAGCAAATAAAGAAGCCGGATGGAATTATCAAGTTGATACACCTGAACAAGTACAATTTACTGAATACGGACATAACCAACATTACGGATGGCATGTAGATGGTTTTAAAAAACCATATGATAATGAAAAAGACAAAAAAATGTTTGGTAAAGTTAGAAAACTTTCTGTAACTTGTTCTTTATCAGATCCCAATAACTATAAAGGGGGAGAATTACAATTTAATTTCAACGATAGGTCAAGGAAAACAAAAGATAATATAAGAACTTGCACTGAAATATTATCTAAAGGATCTTTAGTTGTCTTTCCTAGTTTTGTATGGCATAGGGTTACTCCTGTAACAGAAGGCACTAGACATTCTTTAGTTAATTGGTGTGTTGGAAACCCTTACAAATAAAAATATGAGTTTTAAAAAGAAAAAATATTTAATTATAAAAAAAGCAATATCCAAAGATCTTGCAGGTTTTATCTATAATTATTTTCTTATGAAAAGACAAGTTACAAAAACTTTTTTTCAACATAAGTATATCTCTCCTTTTGCAACCGAGTGGGGGGTGTGGAATGATGAACAAGTACCTAATACTTATTCTCATTATGCAGACATTACAATGGAAACTTTATTATTAAAACTACATCCTTTAATGGAAGAAAAAACAAAATTAAAATTAACACCAAATTATTCTTATGCAAGAATATATAAATCAGGTGATGTCTTACATAGACATAAAGATAGGTTTAGTTGTGAAATATCTACAACTATGAATCTTGGTGGTGATGACTGGCCAATATATTTAGAACCATCGGGAAAAGAAAATATGAAAGGTGTTAAAGTAAATTTAAAAACAGGAGATATGTTAATTTATAAGGGAACTCAATTAGAACATTGGAGAGAACCTTTTAATGGAAATGAATGTGCACAAGTTTTTTTACATTACAATGACATAAAGTCAACGCCTACTGATCAAAACCTATATGATGGTAGACCTCACTTAGGTCTTCCTGCTTGGTTTAAAAATATAAATAATGATAAATAAAAAAATATTATCTGAAATAGATTTATACAAAGGCAAAGTTAAAATGCCAAAAGGATTTGAAATAAATAGGTCAGAATTTGTAAAAAATATATTTTTGTCACAATATTATCAAGATTTTGAATATCCGTTTTCAATATCTTTTGATAAATTAAATAAATATATTAGTGAATATTTCTTTTTAGAACATAAAAAAAGTTTAATTCCTAAAAAAATAAACGGAAACTTTTATGAAAAAGGAGAAAACTCTAAATCTTTTTTAGAGGTTGATCCACTAGATTTAAGAAACTCTGCTGATTTTGTTTTATTGTATGGTGTTGAGATAGATTCTTCTACTTGTAAAGTTGAAATCTATTATGATGATAATAGAAGAAAAGATAGATCTTGGGAAGTTAATTTAGAAAATGAAGAATTTATTATGTTTCCATCTTCTTTAGTTTATAGAATAAAAAATAAAAATAATTCATATTTAAATTTTATTAAAAAAATAACCTATACTTATGTTTAATGTTGTGGCCTAATTTTTGTATAGATAACTTTTTCCAGAATCCAGACTCTGTTTTAGATTTTGCAAAAACATTAAAATTTTATAAGACTAATGGAACCTATCCTGGAGAAAGAACAAAACCTTTACACGAAATAGATCACGATTTTTTTTTAAATGTAACTAAAAAAATAGTAGCTTGTTTGTATCCTAATGATGTTAAAAATTTAATATGGTGTGCAAATCAATATTTTCAAAAAATTAAACCACAAAAATATTCAACAAAAGGTTTTATCCATCAAGACATGGGAACAGAATTTACTTCTATTATTTATTTGTCAGACAATGAGTCTAATACTTGTATTTACAAAAGATTAAAAGAAAATATTCCTAATCACTTAAAGGTTAAAGAAGAGGCGTATCTTAATAAAATAAAACAAAACTCTCCAAGGTTTCAAAAAGCATTAAAAGAAAACAATAAAAGTTATGAAAAAACCATAGAGTTTAAATCAATTAAAAATAGAATGATTCTTTTTGATGGATCTTCTGATCACGGAGTTGAAAGTTTTGGTAAAAGAAATGAAAAAGAAAGACTTACTTTAATAACTTTTTTTAGTTCAATAAGTAGAACTGATGGAAAAGATTTAAAATTTCACTCTAGTGAATGTAAAAGATATTAAACAGCAAAGTTAGCTATAAGAACAACATCCCAAGACTGAGAACTTTCATTCCACTTATAACATTCTTGATTTGCTGTCATTTCTTCTGAGATCGCAGGCGGGTCTCCAATTGGAGATTTCCAAGTTGCAGTAGGTATGTCTTTTACCCAAGATGGAAAAGGTGATACACCCCAAAAAATTTCATTAACAGAATCCCACGTATAACCTATACCTGCATAGTTTCCTCTAAACGGTGTTCCACCCTGTTTATGTTGTCCACCAAACGTGTTGTATGAAGTTTGAACCCAAAGATGAGCTGGCCAATGATTATGTTTTTCTAAATGTTTTTGTCCTGCTTCTTCTGTAGAAGCGTCAGAATCATTAACATACAATACAGTTAACACTGTGTTATCTTCTGAAATTTTTGCAAAATGAGCCATAATATTACCTATTGAAATTTATACCTTAAAATAACAATTCCTGAGCCACCATTACCACCTGGTCCTCCGCCGCCGTCTGGAATTGTTGTAGATCCGCCGCCTCCGCCGCCAGTATTTGTTGAACCAGGAGTACCTGCTGGTGTTCCTTGAGAATTTGATCCTGCACCACCGCCACCTGAACCGCCAGCTGCAGGTCCTGGAGCGTTACCAAAAAATGTTCCTCCGCCTCCGCCTCCAGCATAAGTTGTCGCGCTATTATTAATACTTGTTGTTGCACCTGCACCACCTAGTCTTGGACCCGGATTTGCACTTCCGCCAG